TGCTACAAAAGGTACTAAAGCTCGCGGCCCAATGGCATAAGGAATAGTCAATGACCTATACAGAGCTCGTCGCAGCAATTGAATCATACACAGAGAATTCTTATCCTACTGTAGACGTAAACACGTTTATTACCCAAGCAGAAAATAGAATATTTAATGCCGTTAACCTACCTGATCTCCGTGCAAATGATACAGGTACTATTTCTGCGGCAAATAAATACTTAAATGTTCCTGCGAATTGGTTAGCGACTTACAGTTTAGCTGTTATAGACACAGCTACTAACGAATATACCTTTCTTTTAAATAAGGATGTTAACTTTATACGCGAGTCGTTCCCCGATACGGATGCAACTTTTTATGGAAAACCTAAATACTATGCGGTCTTTGATGATACAACATTTATCCTCGGTCCAACACCTGATATTGGCTATGGTGCTGAGCTTCATTACTTTTATTATCCTGAGTCTATTACTACTGCCGCTGGTGGTACGTCTTGGATGGGTGATAATTACCCTACCGCTTTACTTTATGGTGCATTGTTGGAAGCAGCCACGTATCTAAAATCTGATGCTGAAACCATTACAAATTATTCTCAAAGATATAATCAGACTATGGAAGAACTTATGCGTCTTGGTGAAGGCAAAAATACTCGTGATGCTTACCGAAGTGGTCAAGCACGAATACCCGTTAAGGGTAGTAGGGGGCCTGCATAATGTCATCTATTGTACAAGGATTAACCAACACATTTAAAACACAAATGCTGTCAGGCACTATGGATTTTACAACCGATGTATTTAAAATAGCTTTATATACGAATGATGCAACTTTAGATGAAACCACTTCTACTTACTCCGCTACGAACGAAGTAGTTGGTACGGGGTATACGGCGGGGGGAGTCACACTTACTGGGGGCATAGTAACTCTAGATAATAGTGCCAATGTAGTGTATATTACTTTTGATTCTCCTATTACTTGGACGGGAACATTTTCCACAAGAGGCGCTTTAATATATAATAGCAGTTCTAGTAATTATAGTGTATGTGTACTGGATTTTGGAGCGGTGAAAACTATTGCTTCTGAAACTTTAACCGTTACACTGCCTAATAATACGGCAACAGCAGCACTTATACGATTTAATTAGAAAGGATTAACATGTCAGGAATATCTTCGGTAATGTCCGATGCACCAGAAGTAAAAGTAACAAATGTAAGACCCTTAGAAAAAGATTTATATAAGATGATGTGGGAAAGACCGGAGTATAGAGTAGTAGCTCCAGGTGAAAATATAGCCCACGAGTTTTTAAAACAAGCTAAACCTAAGCCAGGAGCTACTGTTTTAGATTTAGGTTGTGGTACAGGACGCGGAGGATTAAACCTTGCATTCTTTGGTGGTATGGATGTTACCATGGTGGACTTTGCAGGTAATTGTTTAGATGCTGATATAGTCCCTATGTTAGAAACGCAGAAGCATGCCTTAAGGTTTGTGGAAGCAGATTTATCAGAACCACTACCTGTTAAAGCGGCATACGGATATTGCACTGATGTAATGGAACATATTAGACCTCATCATGTGGATAGAGTAATAGATAATTGTTTAGCTGCGTGTCAGCATGTGTTCTTTCAAATATCTACCGTAGATGATATTTGTGGTGTTTTAATAGGACATAAATTGCATTTAAGTGTACACCCTTACAAATGGTGGCTACAGAAGTTTAAAGAAAAAGATTGTGTAATACATTGGTCACAAGAAACCGAGAATACATGTTTGTTTTACGTGAGTAATTGGTTAAGTGGTACTGATGTTGTGGATGCCGGGGTTGTTAATACCGAGAATGAGCAGATAAAAAAGAATGTGGCTCATAATATAAAACAAGGTTTTTTGCAGGTAGAACCTCATCCAACTAACGATATTGAAGTAATGATTGTAGGTGGAGGGCCATCTCTACCACAACATATTGAAAAAATAAAGGAATTGAGGCATAATGGTGTTAAACTTATAACTATTAATAATGCCTATAAATGGTGTTTAGATAATGGTTTAACCCCGTCTGCTATGGTCATGGTAGATGCACGCGAATTTAATGCTAGATTTATAGAGTCTGTAGTAGAAGACTGTAAGTATTTTATAGCTTCACAGTGTCATCCTAGTGTATTTAAAGGTCTACCGAAAGATAGAACTTATATATGGCACACACAAGCTGAAATGCTACGAGAAATGCTAGACAAGCAATATGAACAATGGTGGCCTATACCAGGGGGATCAACAGTTCTTTTAAGAGCAATACCTTTGTTTAGAACATTAGGATTTAAGCGCTTCCATCTATTTGGGTGTGATTCGTGTTTAGGTGAAGATAACAAGCATCACGCATATAAACAAGTAGAAAATGATGGACAGTTAGTAATGCCCGTAAACGTGAGCGGTAAAATATTTAACTGTAACCCTTGGATGGTATCGCAAGCCCAAGAGTTTATAGACCTAATTAAAATGTTAGGGGATGAAATTGAGTTAGCGGTCTATGGTGGGTTATTACATCATATTTTAGAATCAGGCGCGTCATACGCCGATATTAAGGAGATTTAACATGGCAGCAACACAATGGCAACTATACAACAGTGCCAAAAAATATATAGGTAATGGTACCATTACGTTAGGTGCCGGGGTGTTTAAAATGGTTTTGGCTGAAACATCGAGTAATGCGTCAACGTTTACACTGAGTACTTATGCGTCAGTCACTAGCGAAATTGCAGCTACGGGTGGATATACTACAGGTGGTAAAGACTTAGTACCAGCGACAGCTCAATGGACAGTAGGCGCTTCAGCTAAACAACTAAAATATACGATGTCAGCCGTAGGATTAGCATTTACTGCTTCTGGTGCATCATTAACCAACATTAGGTATGCAATTTTACGTAACTCTACTGGAGTAGCTGCTGGGAAACTATTATGTTTCTGTCAGTTATCGAGTGCTCAGTTTACTGTAACTTCACCTAATACTTTAACCGTATTACCTGCTGCTACTGGCATATTCACCTTAACTTAAGGAGCTAGTAATGGCTACCGGCTGGGGACGAAATACCTGGAGCTCTGGTCCATGGGGTGAAGGAGACGTAATAACGCTGGTAACCGGGGCTGTAACCTTATTAGGGGTAGCACCTAGTTTAGTTAGAAGCACAGTAATTATCCCCGGTGTAGGGGCGTTAGCTTTACAGGGATATGTACCAACGGTATTAGAGGGAGCAGTAATAACTCCTAGTGTAGGAGCGCTAGCATTAGCTGGACTTGCTCCAACTGTAATTGAAAATAAGATAATAACTCCAGGTGTAAGAGCCCTGTTGTTAAATGGAGTAGCACCTAGTTTAGTTAGAAGCACAGTAATAACTCCTAGTGTAGGAGCGTTAGCTTTAGCAGGTATAGCACCTAGTTTAGTTAGAAGCACAGTAATAACTCCTAGTGTAGGAGCGCTAACATTAGCTGGAATAGCACCTAATACTAATGTAGGCGTTCTGGTAATTCCTAGTGTAGGAGCTTTAGCATTAGCGGGAATTGCCCCGACTGTAGTGGGGGGTAAAATAATAACACCTAGTGTAGGTACAGTAACACTAGCTGGAACAGCTCCAGACTTAATATATGGATCAATAGTACTTGCTCCAGCTGGAACGGTAACATTAGCTGGAATTGCCCCGACTGTAGTTGGAGGTAAAATAATAACTCCTAGTGTAGGAGCTTTAGCATTAGTTGGAGCAGCACCGAGTGTTACTGAAGGAACAATAATAACTCCGGGTGTAGGGGTGTTAGCTTTAGCAGGTGTAGCACCAAGTACAATAATAGATGCAAGGATAACACCTAGTGTAGGAGCATTAGTAGTAGCAGGTGTAGCACCAGGAGCAGTAATAGGAACGGTAATAACACCCGCGCAAGGTGCATTATATATATTGGGATACGCCCCTATTATGAAAAACCCAAACTGGGTTATAATTGGTACGAGTCAAACGCCAAATTGGGTTATAATAAACACTAGTCAGACACCAAATTGGACATCGATAGCAACATAAGGATAAGAAAAAATGGCAAGCACATATTCAAATTTAGGTATAGAACTTATAGGCACCGGAGACCAATCGGGTACTTGGGGAACGACTACTAATACTAATTTAGGCACCGCTTTAGAAGAAGCCATTGTTGGTACAGTTAATCAAGCAGTCACTGCTGTTGATTTAACGCTTCCTTGGAGCACCGCTTCTAATGCTACTCAAGTAGCACGTCACTTACGGCTAAACCTTACAGGTAGTTCTGGCGGAGCATCAAATTTAATTGTCCCTACTTTAGCCAGCGGTAAAAACTACATCATTAAAAACAGTTCTGATATGGCTATTACCGTAAAAACAGCAGCGGGTACAGGGATATTAGTCCCCGCAGGTGAATCTAGATCCTTATATCAAGACGGCACTGATGTCGTTGTTAGCGATAGTTATCACAGCGGAACGTTCACTGGCACCTTTATTGGCGCAGGACAATTTACTACGCTTTCAGCATCAGGAGCCGTTACTGGCGCGGGCATTACCGCTCGATTTGCTTCACCGGGTCCTATAGGTAATACCTTAGCTGACACAGGAGCATTTACAACTTTAACTGCTAGTGGTAATATTACATTAGGTGATGCTACTGGAGACAGTGTTACTTTTAATGCCGCTACAGCACCTACTCCCAACACTCTAGGTTTAGCATTTACTGGAACCGGGGGTATAAAAGTGCCCGCAGGCACAACAGCTGAAAGACCTACAGCTCAAGATGGTATGTTAAGATACAACTCAACACTTAGCTCTTTTGAGGGTTATACAGCAGTTGGATGGGGATCAGTAGGAGGTGGAGCAACAGGGGCTGGCGGTGATACAGTATTTCAAGAAAATGAAGTTATTGTCACAACCAGTTATACATTAACGACAGGGAAAAATGCTATGAGTGTAGGCCCGATAACAATTGATGGTGGTGTAACAGTTACCGTTCCTGGTGGGCAACGATGGGTAATTCTTTAAGGATAAAATATGGCTACATTAATTAATGCCGATACAAGTGATGGATTAAAGCTAACCTCTGATACTAGTGGTGAGATACAACTACAGTCTGCTGGAACAACAGCAGTTACTATAGATACATCACAAAATGTAGGGA